GAGTTCACTGCGGATAGTTCGGTATCGGTGCTTATTGGAATAGCCATAAAAAAAAGGGAGCCGAAGCTCCCGTATAAAGTTTGCAATTAGAATGCAGATGGTGCAGTTGCGCCAACATACAATTCAACAGCAGCAGCAGGGTTTAAGTAGTCTGCTCCCATAGCCATGCGACCTAAGATCACATCGCCTTGGTATACAACAGACACATCTCCTGATGTTACCTGTACTTGAGGACCTATAGCCTCAACAACTCCAGCAGCTTCTTTCTGGAAAATAAGTCCACAAGACTTAGTTCCTACTTCAGCAGCTTGACCGTAGTCGTTTCTGATACCAGTCTGAGAAGCATTAGCATTCTCTAGAGATGGACCGATATGAGAACCAAGATTACTTGGTGCTGTCTTACCTGTTGTACCACCGAAAGCTGTACCATATTTGCCTAAGAAAGGAATATTCATAGACTTAAATATTTTGATACCGCAATTTCAATGATGCCGTTACCTGACTGTAACGCGCCACCTTGCTCGTCTCTGTTAATTAGTCCGTTAGAACCAACTTCAGTTATAAGAGCGTAGTATTGGCGAGGGTTTAGAACAGCCATTCTTCCAGAGGAGCTGACTCCTTTTTCGTCAAGTGCAGCAGCAGCATCATAGAATGCTGTTACTAGATTACCTGAGTTGAAAGCGTCAGAATCATTAGTTGTTGAACCAACTCTGATCTGTGTTCCACCGGGTTCTATAAAGTTAGCCTTTGTAATTGGAGAAGCAGCTCTAGCTCCTCTTGTGATTGCTCTGAAGATGAGTCTATCATACTTCTCAGCTAATGCGTATCCAATCTTCTTGGAAATTTCTCCTCTCAATTCAAAGTGTGCAAGAGTTTCGTCTAGTTCATAAACGAATGCACTTGAAATAAGGAGCTCGTCGCATGTAATTGTTTTTTCTGCGACTGGAGGTGCGCCGTCACTGTTTCCTAAAATTGAATTTCCGGGAGTATGGAACTCAGCAGTTGTTCTACCTGTGTAGATGAACTGAAGACTCTTTCCATTTTTCAATGTTCTCTTCATCACCATGTCACGAGCGATTGTCTCGTGCTGGAAGCCTTTGAACATTTCTCCACTGAACAATTTAAGGTACAAATTACGAGCGTCACCTGTAGCGTTTGACTGACCTTGGCGTGTTAGCGAGGTTGTCAAATCGGAACTCTGATGAGCCATGATTTTTACTTAAATGTAAGGGTATATATTATCGTTCCTAACGTTAGAATGTTGTCAGTCTTAATTGGTCTAACGTGAGACTGGCACGTTTTGTGGTCTTTTCCCACCGTCGACGGGTAAAAGGTATCCTCCTCAGAGGGCTTTTCCCAAATTGAGTAGAGAGGAATCGCACCTCTCCTATGGTCAAACTACTTGACTACTCTTGTGTAAGCAACGCCACGATATACGAAAGTAACTTTCATTGCTATCTCCATATACCTAGACCCCGTTCCATGCCTAGGATTCATGCGTCCCGGTTGGGATGAACGGACGTGGCTGCCAGTGTCTAGTGACACCGGATATGATAAAGATATTAGTTATCAGAGTTATCATCGTCAGAAAGTTCTTTATCAGTTTCTTTCTTCTCTTCTTCTTTATTACAAAATTCAAAGCTGGTGATGCTCGCTCTCATTTTATCTGATTGATGTGCCATTATCTTTTGGCTGTTTTAGCTGCACGTTTAAAGTTAGCAGCAGTAGGAGCTCCGGCTTGTCCGGGCTTTCTCATTTTTTCTCCAGAACCTTTTTTAATCCTTAAACGTTTGGCGTGGATGTTTGCATAAAGTCCTCGTTTAGCCATTATACTAATCCTTTTTTTTGTTTTTTATAATAATTGATGACATTTTTCTTGTCTTCTATTGTATAGTTCTTACCACTATACTGTCTTTTAATAGACTCTTTTTCATAAGGCTTCATTGCTAGTTGTTTTTTCTTTTTCTTTTGTCTTTCAGAAATAGAATTAGATTCTGAGCCATCCATGTCATATGTTTTAGCCATTATCTATATCCTTTTTTTCCGCCTTTACCTTTTGAGCCCCAAGAGCCCTTGCCTTTATGTGCCATGTTATGGTCCTGTTGTGTAACTAGCTTTTGTTGGATTCATACTTGAACCCTTACCATATGGATTATATGGTTTCTTTTTTTTCTTTTTCGTCATTGCATCCAGAAGTCTTTTCTGTACTTCAGGAGGCATTTTTTTCATATTTACTTTTAGTTGACCAGTAGGTTTTTTCTTTCCGTAATGTCCGGGCATGATTAACATTTCCATTTGCGAAGGGCAAGAGCCTTACGAGTAGGCTTGCCGTTTGGTTTTTTCATTGGTCCTTTTACCCCTGACATACGGGCGCAAAATGATCTTTTACGAGGACCTCCACCGGGTTGCGGTGCTTTTAGGTTAGAGCCTGTAGCTCTGTTGTATTTTTCTCGACCAGCTTTGGTGAGTCCGCCAGTCCGACTTTTGTGTTTGCCGATTTTTAAACTGACGTTAGCCATTATACGTCTAGACCTTTTTTAACGATCTGTAACGCTCTATCGTCTAGCTCGTTATCGGTTTGTTCTACTAGTTTTTCTAGTAGTTCTACTACGAAAGTCTTGAATTTTGGTGACTTAAGTGCTGATAGCACGAATGGTTTAAGGATTGCTAACATTGTTTTTTAATAATGATTGAATAGGTACTACGTCCGAGCATATGTGATATACACGTGACCCGGGTAGCAGGGTAAAGCCCTTCTGTTGGAGCTCGGCACATTTGAGTGCACGTACGAGCTCAAAATCGAGCTTGTTTTTTTGTATCTGACTTTCAGCCATGCGTTCGCATTGCTTAGTCAAGTCTCGATTTAGGGGTACCATAAAGTTTATTTGGAAACCCCAGTTTTCTGAGATAACATAACCATCTTCTGTTTGTGGTTCTGTATCGTTGCCCATATAAAATGGACTAAATGTCATAGTGCTGCCATTACAAGATATGTTGTTACCAAAGGCTTGTCGACTTGGTGCTCCATTATTCTGAAATTGTACAGCTTGATTTGTAACGTTTCCGGTGGCTGCTGCCACGGGGTTGCTATTATTATTGGTGTCTCCTTCTGCAAGTACAGGACTTACTGAGAGAATACAGAGAGCGATGTAGTAGTAGAGTTTATTGTATAGTTTCTTGTAAAGTCTATCTGTTCTACTAAGCCTGCTGCTCTTGTTGTGGTTTCTAAGTTCCACGGTAGTGAATTGTTAGTTACTGAAAATGTTGTAGCTGTGTCTGATAAGTTTCCAGATGCAGTTCCATTATTTCCTGACCACGTATTTACGGCAGCACCCCATACTTGGCGTTGCTCCGTCTCCACAATAGTTTGAGTGGTAGTGGTCGTTGAGTTCATTGACCCTGAAGTAAATTGTGGGGTCACTGTGTTGGCTCTAGCTATGCTGGGTGATAACAGAGCTAAAAGCAAGATTAGTTTTTTCATGCTTTTGGTTTATCTTTATTTGCCATAGGGCATTCTATTTTCTTATTACCATTGCCATTTTTTCCAGTTGTCAAACCGAATGTGGCAAGTGCGCCCGTAAAGACGCTGGCTACGAAAGTGATATCGCTATTCCCAGACTTCTTTACCATAGGTATATCTATGTAATTCATAGTAATTATAAACCCAGACCAGACAACTACGCCTAGTCTTACTAAAGTTCCAAGAACTTCTAGCGTGTGTTCTTTTTCTTCACCTATGTCTTTTAGTTTACTAATTAAGCTTTGCTTTTTTGGCTTAACTTCTTCCATGTTGTTTTTAGTATTGGTTTTAATGCAGTAACCGCCCATTTAAAAGCTGCTGTAGCTGTAAGGGTGGCTGCTACAGAAACAACCGCAGTTGTCCCAGCCGTTACTAAAATTTCGTTTTCCGGGACAGGCATTTTAAAATCTGTAAACGGTATGTCTACTTTTCTTATACCCGTTGCTTCCGGTTCATCTGATGCCTCTGCCTCCACTCCCTCGGGAGCTTCTAAATCGCTAGGCGGTACCACCATAGGAATGTATGACGGTACGTCTGCTGTAGGTAAAGGTATAGAAATTGTTTCGTAACTTTGTATTCTAGGTATTTCTATATTAGGAAGGTATATCTGAGGTGATATCGACATCGTAAGGTGCTGATGTATTAGCTGGCAGATCTCTTAATTTTTGTCTGTATGTCTTCCATTCTGCTTGTTTTTCAGCAGACAAAGGACTGTCAGGTAATATTGTCCAATCTGATTGAGCTAATAATTCATTTCTGTATGCTCTAAGGTCATCTAGAGTACTATCTGGTGATAAAGGTTTAGATGCGGTTTCCCACTCAGTAATCCAAGCATTATATGGTGTTATATCAGTTATTTCAGTAACAGACATATCACGTTTTTCAACAGTGCCTTTTGTGCCGTCCCATTGAACAGCCCACACATCTGATGGGAAATCTTTTAAAGGTAATCCAGAATAACCTACCCCATCTTTGCTGACTAATTTATCGTCAGCTATTATTGTCAGTTTCATTTACGTCAATTAATTTTGGTTCGTCTAAGGGTTTTATAGTTGCAACAGGACCCATAATATTAAGTACTTCATTTCTAAAACTTTCAACGGCAGCTCCTTGTTGGTTAACAATTTTTGTATTATCCATTTGAAGAAAGGGTATCCATGCAACTGCACATCCCCACTCTT